GCGAAAGTCGGCCGCCGTCTTAGTTATGATAGGGGAGCAGAGGTGCCTTGTCAATGTTTATTTGTGAAAAAATGGTCCCATAGTAAATTAAATGCAGAAAAAAGTTTAACGCTTTTTTCTGCATTATTTTTTTATCTATTTCAGGGCTTGAAATGGGAGAAACGAGGTGACGAATGGTGAAGAAGCTGACGCTTGAGGACCGCAGAAAGATTGAACAGATGTGGAAGGACAACGCCTCCCCCTTAAAGATCGCCGCCGAGCTGGGTATCAGCCAGTGCACCGTGTACACGGAATTGAAGCGCGGGCAGGAGACCGACGAGCGGACCGGCGAGATGGTCCTGGACCATAACTTCCGCCCGGAGTACAAGGCCGAGCGGGGCGAAAAGACCTACCAAAGCAATCTGCGCAAGCGTGGCCGCCGTCCGAAGGCCGCGCCGAGCATGAAAGGAGCCTAAAGAAATGACCAACTTTGAAAAGATCACGCAGTCCCCGGAAGCGCTGGGCGAGTTTCTTTCTTCGCTCACTATGCTGGAAGGACCGTGGGACGAGGAGTTCCAGAGAAATTATTGCGCTGGATGCGGGCGCGTGAATTGCGATGCCGGAAGGGGCTGCCCCTACAAGAAACAGCGGAACAGCCCGGCATGGTGGCTGAGATTGGAGGCGAAGACGGATGCGGGCCAGTAAAGCGGACAAGTTCTATATGGGTATGCTGCTGGCGATCATCTGCTTCTGCTTCGGCCTGCTCCGCATCATGGACGAGGCAGACGCCCGCCGGGCGGCGGAGCGGGAGACGCTGATCATCGTCGAGCCGCCGACCATTGTGGCCACGGCCTCCCAGCCGGTCCAGACGGTCTACTTCGAGCCGGACCCGGAGCCGGAGGAACCGGCGGCGGAGGTGTTCACGTTCAGAGAGGACGTGCCCATGAGTGCGGAACTGCAGGAAGTCTTGTGGGACGCCTGCCAGGAACACAAGGTCGAGTACGCGCTGGCCCTGGGCCTCATTGAAACGGAGAGCAGCTTCAACCCGGAGGCGGTCAGCTATGTCGGCTGCTACGGCCTGATGCAGCTCAATCCCGACTACTTCCCCGCCGACCTATCACCGGCGGAGAACATTCAGTACGGCGTGGCTTTCATCGCTGAAAAGCTGGACCAGTACGCCGGGAACGTCGGCGCGGCCCTGACGGCCTACAACGCCGGGCACGACACGGGGAACCGCGAGTATGCCGAGAAGGTCATAGCAGCGGCGGAAAGGTGGAGAACAGAATGAAACTGCTGATCGGCGGAAGCCCGTGCACACATTGGAGCATCGCACAGACCAAGAACCGCGAGACCGAGGCCAGCGGCATCGGCTGGGAGCTGTTCCTGAATTACCGCATCGCCCGCGATAAGTACCAGCCGGACTACTTCCTCTACGAGAATAACAAATCCATGTCTCCCGCCATCCGGGCGCAGATCACGGCGGAGCTGGGCGTGGAACCCGTGCTTATCAATTCCGCGCTGGTGAGCGCGCAGAACCGCCAGCGGCTCTACTGGGCCGGAAAGCGTAACCCCGACGGTACATACAGGCAAGTGCCGGTCGAGCTGCCGGAGGACCGAGGCATCCTGCTCCGGGATATTTTGGAGACCGGCTTCCCGTTGCGCGAGAAAGGCTATGCGCTTCAAACAGGACATGGCACTACGGCGGAAGACGCTATTGCACGCAGGCAACGGAACGCCGTGGCAGAGCCTGTTGCCATTAAGCCGCTGACTGAAAAAGAGATGGAATACATGGTGCGCGAGACCAAGGACGGGCGCAATCATTTCGACTTCGATTATTTCCACGACGCCACCAAGGATAAGAGCGCCTGCGTGACAGCGAACACGCACAAGGGCGTCCCCTATAACGTATTGGCGGAGCCGGTGCGCATCGGCACCATCGAGAATGACGCGAGGAACCAGGACCATGACAGCCAGCAGTACCGCGTCTATTCGCCGGACGGAAAGAGCGTGACGCTCTGCGGCAACGGCGGAGCGTTGGGAGCCAAGACGGGCCTTTATGCAACGCCGGTTGACACAGATGCAGATGGGATTTTGCATTTGGGCAGTCTATACGGACAACACTCCCGTTGGGGCGTGTTTGCTAAGGATGGGAAATGCCCGACCATCACGGCATGGGCGGCGGCCATGTGCCTATGGTCCCGACGCGGACAGACGAGGAGGGGCATTGCCAAAAGAACCCGACGACGGCAAAGCAAATTTACGAGGTGCGAGACGGGAAAATCTCCATCGGAAACACATGGTATCCGATCAAGCTGCGAGACGGCTTTTACATCATCCGCAAGCTGACGGTCCGCGAGTGTATGCGCCTCCAAACGGTGCCGGACACATACGCCTTTCCCGTCAGCGACACCCAGGCGTATAAAATGCTGGGCAACGGCTGGACCGTGGACGTGATTGCCCACATTATGAGCCATTTTACCGGACTGACAGCGGAGCCGGTGGAGGTCCTGTCTATGTACGATGGCATGAGCTGTGGGCATATCGCCCTGGGCAAGCTGGGCGCAGAGATCGCCAGCTACCACGCAACAGAGATCGACAAGTTCGCCATTCAGACAACGCAGGCGAACTTCCCTGATGTGGTGCAACTCGGAGACGCCTTTCAGGTCCGGGAAGATGGATGGACCTATGCAGGACTTACCGGCGGGGCCTCGGAGGCGGCGGAATGAAGCGCACTGTGAAGGCGGACTACTCCCGCACGTGCGAGGGCTGCCGTTTTCTCGTTACAGAGCCGTGGCTGAAAGATGTTCCGTCCTTCCGCTGCGGCGCAGACGGAAGATGCAAGGGGTATATCGTCGGTATCGAGCGGCTTTTGCCGTATATTCCGGCCTGGTGTCCTGAGCTAAAGGAGAATTAAAGGATGAAATATGCTGTGATCGTTACTTATACCACCGGCGAGAAGACCGGCGCGACCGTGACGGCGAGCGGGTGCGCTGCCGCCTGGGACAAGGTTTTTGAAGTGTTCGATAAGGCCGATGTGCGCGGCGTGGAGCTGGCCGCGATCTTGACGCCGGAGAGGAGGAAGTGATGAACGTCGTTTCTTTCGGCGGCGGGACCAACAGCACCGCCATGATCATCGGAATGTACCTGCACAAAATCCCGATAGACCTGATCTTATTCGCCGACACCGGCGGAGAACAGCCGCACACGTATGAGTTCATCGAGACCTTCAACGGATGGCTGGAAAAGCATGGGCTTCCGCAGATCACCTCCGTGCAGTATCACGACAAGGACGGCAACCGCCTGACGCTGGAACAGGAGTGCATCAACAGCGGGACGCTGCCCTCCATCGCCTACGGCTTCAAGCGCTGCTCCCTCAAGCACAAGATCGGGACGCAGGAGAAGTTCTGCAACAACTATCAACCGTGCAAAGAGGTGTGGGCCAGTGGACAGCGCGTCCAAAAATACATCGGCTACGATGCCGGGGAGACGCGGCGCATCCAACACGCCGCACCAATCGACGAAGCGGACAAAAAGTACGAAAAACATTATCCGCTCTATGAATGGGGATGGACACGCGAGGAGTGCGTGCGCGTGATCGAGCGGGCCGGGCTGCCGAAGCCGGGAAAAAGCTCGTGTTTCTTCTGCCCTTCCATGAAAAAGAAGGAGATACAAGCCTTGTGGGAGAATTACCCGGACCTGTTTCAGCGCGCAATCGCGCTTGAACACGGCTCGGCTGCGAGGAATGTAAACGTCAAAGGGCTGGGTCGCGACTGGTCCTGGGAGAGCTACTACAACGAGTTCATGGAGAACAAAGCGTTTGAAGACGCGCAGATCACCTTCGATGAATTATTCCCGGACAGTCCCGGCGGATGCCTCTGCGGCGCTCCATGCGGGTGCTACGACGGATAAGGAGGAGCGCATGGCGATCAAGAATTATACCTCCGGGGTGGATGTGTTCACCAGCCTGGGAGAGATACAGGGCGCGCTCGCCGGGCACGGAGCGCGTCAGATCATGGTGGAATACGACGAAAAGGGACGCCCGACGGGCGTGACCTTCTCCGTTGATACGCCAACTGGGCGGCGGGGCTTCATGCTCCCGGCCAACATCGACGGCGTTTTGTTCGTATTCAAGCAGCAGAAGCTCAAGGACGACCGCGACCAGGCCGAGCGCACGGGCTGGCGCAACCTGCGGGACTGGGTGCTGGCACAAATGGCGATTATCGAGGCTGGGATGGCGAGCGTGGACGAGGTTTTCCTGCCGTATCTGACCGACGGACACGGGAACACGCTGTACACTCTGTATTCCAGCGGAACGCTGAGACTGGGGGATGGAACATGAAAAAGGCTGTGCTTATCAGCATCAGGCCGCAGTGGTGCGCAAAAATTGCGAGCGGTGAGAAAACGATAGAGTTCCGCAAGAGCAGGCCGGAGCTGAAAAAACCATTCAAATGCTATATCTACTGCACGAAAGCAGATTACTACACTTGGGATTTGCGGGTCTCCAACGTAACGATACCGTTTGCAGAGAAGTGCTGCGGCAAGGTTATTGGAGAGTTTATCTGTTCCGACTTCGTGCTGTTTAACGGTGGTAAGAAATGGCCGGATTTTAGAGAGAACCGGGCACAAGCGGAAGCTGCCACGCCGGAAGTCCTCAAAAAGGCTTGCTTGACGGCAAGGGAGCTGTGGGCCTACGAGCCAAAAGGAAACCCTATCGGCTGGTGCATCTCCGACCTGGTAATCTACGACACGCCGCATGAGCTAAACAGCTTCCGCCGTGTGTGCCCGGAAGAACTGGACTGTGAAAGCTGCGCTATGCACAGCGAAAACACCGGGCGCTGCGGGAACGAGGCGCTATACCTGCGCCGCGCCCCGCAGAGCTGGTGCTATGTGGAGGAACGCCATGACTTATGAACGAGCTGCTGAGATTTTGGACCCGGAGCACCGGGAGACATACGAGAGCCTTGAGATCGTGAATGAGGCTTGCCGGATGGGCCGGGCGGCTCTGTTCCGGCGGATGCCGGAGCCGCCGCACCCGGACGGGGATGAAAGCATCCTGGCCTGCCCGACCTGCGGGAGCGGCGAATATCTCTACAACGAGGACGGGAACCGCTGCTGTTTCTGCGGCTGGTGCGGACAGGCCATCGACTGGAACGCGGAGACATTCAAGGCGGCAGGCCAGATGAAGCCCGTGCTGAAATATCCGGGGAGCAAATGGCGGCTGGCGGAATGGATTGTATCCCTCATGCCGCCGCACAAGAGCTATCTGGAACCGTTCTTCGGGAGCGGGGCAGTGTTCTTCAAAAAGCCGCCGAGCCGTATCGAGACCATCAACGACCTGGACGGCGAGATCATCAACCTGTTCCGCTGTATCCGGGAACAGCCGGAGGAGCTGATGCGGGCCGTGGCCTGCACGCCGTACAGCCGGGGCGAGTATGAACAGGCGTGGGACCATTTCAAGGCGGGAGGACAGGCCCGACCGGACGGCATCGAAGCCGCCCGGCTGACGCTGGTACGCTACTGGCAGGCCCACGGGAGCACCGTTGTTTACAAGGGCGGTTGGAAAAATGACCGTGCCGGGCGCGAGTACGCCTACGATGTGCGCTACTGGCGGCAGCTCCCGGAGCGTATCGCCGCCGTGGCGGAACGCCTGAAAGATGCGCAGATCGAGCAGTCCCCAGCGGTCGATGTGATCAGGCGCTTCCGTCACCCGGACGTGCTGATTTACGCGGACCCGCCTTATATGCTGCATACGCGCAAGGGCAAGCAATACATCGTGGAGATGGCGGAGGAGGCCCAGCACATCGAGCTTCTGGACGCATTGAAGGAGCATCCGGGGCCGGTCATTTTGTCCGGCTATGACAACGACCTGTACAACGAACACCTGCAGGGGTGGAAAAAGCTGCACCGGCGGGCGCAGGCGGAAGGCGGCGCAGCAAGAACGGAAACGGGAGGAAAAGTGTATGAAACTGTGTGATAGGTGCCGGGTATCCGGCTGCCTGCTGACCTACGGCGGGAAAGCCTGCCGGGAGGCCAGAAAGCAGGAGTGCCCGGACGTGGTGCTCACCCGTGCGGACAAGATCAGGGAGATGGACGACGAGGAGCTGGCCGTAGTCATTATGTGCCCGCACGACGGGGACGAGGACAGCTGTAAGGGGTCGCCGGATGCACAGACGTGCATCAAGTGCTGTCTGGAATGGCTCCGGGAACCGGCGGAGGTGCTGTGATGGACGAGAAAGTGATCTATTCATGCGTGGACCAGGAGCACAACACCTGGAACTGCCGGGGATGCGGGTACATCGAGACCTTCGAGGCGGACGGGCCGGTGGAAAACGGCTGGAACTTCTGCCCTGGCTGCGGCCATGAGATCGAGGTGGAAGCGGTCAGCCCGTGTCCATTCGACAACGGGAACTGTATGTGCCAGTTTTGCGAGGCTCAGTGCAACAACGGTCTGAACTGCTCGGACTGCCGCTGCGAGGGAAAACCTGTGCACGACATCCACCTCTGCACGGGCTTCGTCGGAGACATCACCCAGTACATTCGGAACTGGATGCGCCATCACGGCGGGAAGGCTGATACCTGAGCGCGTGAGCGGCACATACCTATATAAACTAAAGGAGGACAAGCACATGAGCGAATTGACGCTGCGATTTGGGGAGGCCCGGCTGCACGTGGAGGGCGACGCCGATCTGGTGGCGCGCGAGCGGGCGGCGTTCCTGGAACACCTGGGCCGACTGGACCGCCAGAGCGAGAAGGCCGGTGAACTGCTGGCCGTGCTGCTCCGGGCCGGGCGCGCCCCCGAAAAGGCCGAGGAGCCTGTGAGCAAGAAGGCAGAGCCGGAGGAACCGGCGGAGGAAAAGAGTGCGACGCAGGACGACTTATGCAGGCTGCGGAGCATCCACGTCGGCTTCGTCAGCCCGTCCCAGTTGAAGCGGGCGAAGGCCGAGGGCAAGCTGGACCACCTGCTCGCCCAGCGCGACGAGATTGAGGTGCCGCTGGATACCGGCGGGACCGTCACCGTGGTCTGCTGCTACGTGACGCCCACTTCGGCACGCTTCGTCTTCAAAGACTGCTGGGACGAGGGCGTGATGAACGACGAGGCGACCAACAAGACCGGGTATTTCAAGAGCAAGGGCCGCAAGCACGTTTTGGAAGACATCTATCCGCACATCGCGGCGGAATGGCGGGAGATCATCGTGCCCCGGACCTTCGTGGAGACCATCGAGGGCGAGCGGGTAGAGTATTCGGACCCGCTGTGGCTGCCGTCGGCGACGGATGTGTTCGGCACGCCGGACGGGGCCTGGTGGAACGACGGAGACGACGACTTCCAGCTCCCGGTCTTCGCACGTGAGCGCGACCGCGTGAAGGAGTGCGGCGACAAAGGAACGTGCCCCTGGTGGCTCCGCTCCGTGCGTGCGAGCGGCACGGGCATCTTC